TGATAAATGAAAACTTGCTCTTCCTAAATTTAAAAAATTTAAAGAATAAAAAGAAAAAGTAGAATCCATTACAAAAAAACAATGGACAATGTATAAACAAGGTAAATTAGATTATAAAAAGAAATTTGATGAAAAAGAAAAAGGAATAGATTATAGTTATATCTATCCTAGAGCTGTAGATTTTTATAAATCCAAGAAAACAGAAGTAAGCCAATTCTTTAAACTTAAATCTGAATACCAACGTTTGTGTTTAAATTCTCCTATTCAGTCTTGTGGAGCACATATGATAAAAAGAGCAACACTTTTGTTGTTTGATTGGATAGTAGAAAAAAATTATATAAATAAAGTTTTAATTTGTAATAGTGTTCACGATGAACTTGTTGTTGAATGTTTAGAAGAATTAGCAGAAGAAACAAAAATTGCTGTAGAAAATTGTATGAAAGACGGTGGAAATTACTATTTAAAAGATTTTAAATTAAATGCAACAGCTAATATAAATAAATCTTGGGGTGAAGCAAAATAAATTTGTACATGTCCACATTAATCTTTAAACTTGAACATAAAAAAATGTTATATAATCTTATGTATAAAGATTCAATTAATTTTTTAAAAATAAAAAAAGAAAAATTTTCTAACATATTAAATCAACATTACAAAGCCAATGAAAAAAACAATCAATAGAACAAACATTTCTGAACATTTAGTTGAATATCAATTAAAGATGATTGGAAAAACACCCTTAGAAGTTATGGGTGATGACAAATGGTATTCTAATAATACCATGACACAAGAACAGCATGATGTGTTTAAAGCATATGCTATTCCTTTATTAAAAAAAGTATTTAAGTTTAACAAAGCTAAAGCTGAACAAACATTTCAATTTTTTGATTTGCAATTTGGTTTAAGAATTAATCCCTAAAATTATGAGTTATTTATCTATTGCTATTATATTAGCTATTATCATAACAGCAATGTTAGTATTTGCTGTTAAAACTTCTGAAGAACAACCAGAAGAACCTAAAATTCCTAAGTTTCAACCTAGACAAGTTACTATTATAGGTAAAGAGGTTTACACATCTGGTATAGATCCTATTGAAGTTGTAAAGCCTAAAAGAAAATATAAAAAAAGAAAGTCTAAAAAGAAACCTGTTGTGGAATCTGAAAAAAGACCTGTTGGAAGACCAAGAATTTCTAAATAATGAATTGGTTAGAAGATTGGGAATATCCCAATGATCACATATATGCCATGGAAAGACAACATGATATTGAAGTTTCATGGCAACAATGGGAAGAAGAACAGGCAAATAAAAATAGAAAACCTGCAATAATTAAAATAGAAAAACCAAATGAAGTTAATAATAGCACCTCAACAGTTCGAGGAGTTCTTCAAGAGAGGTTATAACCTAGATATAATATATCTGCTAAAGCTGATAGACGAACAATATGATATTTCTCCATTATGTGAGTCAAGTATGAAAATTGCTTCTGTCTATCAGTCTTTAATAAGAAAAGGGTTAATAACAAAAGATGATGCACTCACAATACTAGGTAGAGATCTTTTAGAATTTATAAATAGTAAAGCTACTGGTAAGATTATTAGAAGAAAACCTGCCACAACAGATTTTGAAGAATGGTGGAAAACTTATCCAGGTACTGATTCATTTGAGTATAAAGGTAAAAAGTTTACAGGTACTAGAGCTTTGAGATTACATAAAGATGATTGCAGATTGAAGTTTGATAAAATCCTATTAGAAGGAGATTATACAGCTACACAATTAATTGCAGCTCTTAATTATGAAATCATACAGAAAAAAGAAAGTTCTATTGCAGAAAATGCAAATAGATTAAAATTCATGCAAGGATCTTCTGTTTATTTAAACCAACGAGCATTTGAACCATTCATTGAACTAATTAATGATGGAGCAATAGTAAATGAAGCTCCACAAAAACCACAAGGAGGTACAGATATATGAGTTTTGAACTATTAAATGCAGAAGTTGAGAAAGGTCTTAATGATATGAATAGAGGAATTCCTATGGGATTTGAAAGACTTACTAAATATGTTGGTATTCGTAAAGGACTCTATTATTTAATTGGCGGAAATACTGGTTCAGGGAAAACATCTTTTATTGATGATGCTTTTGTTCTTAACCCTGTTGATTGGGCTATGTCTAAAGAAGGTCTTGCTTCTGGTATAAAAGTAAAAGTGTGGTATAGGTCCATGGAAAGAAGTAGAACTTATAAGATGGCCAAGTGGGTATCTCGTAAAATATTTTTAGACCAGGGTATTATTATTCCTGTAGGTAAACTTCTTGGTTGGACTGAAAAAATGTCTCAAGATGAACATGATTTGTTTTTACATTATAAAGACTATATAGATCAGCTAAGTGAAATAGTTACAATAATTGATGGACCAGAAAATCCTGTAGGTATAGCTAAAGAATTAAAAGCTTATGCTGAAGCTAATGGTAAAATAGAACAATTAGACAAATGGAACAAAGTATATGTTCCTAATGATCCTAATCAAATTACTATTGTTGTAATAGATCATATTGGTCTTTTAAAAACTACTAAAGACCAACCTACAAAAAAAGATGCTATTGATAAAATGAGTGATGAACTTAGATTTGCTCGTGATTTCTATGGATATAGTCCTGTAGTAGTAAGTCAGTTTAATAGAAGTATTTCTAATCCTACTAGATTAAAGAATGGAGATGTTGAACCACAATTAGAAGATTTTAGTGATAGTTCATCTACACAAAATGATGCTGATGTTGTAATGGCTTTATTTGATCCTATGAGATATAAAGTAACAGACCCTAGTGGTTATGACTTAGATAAATTAAAAGATCAATATGGTGCTAAATATTTCAGAAGTGTGAGACTTATTAAGAATAGTTATGGTGCAGATGATCTTAGAATAGGACTTGCATTTTTAGGAGAACTCGGAATATTTGCTGAGATGCCTCGTAAAAAAGATATAACCGATGATGATTATAGAAGAATTACAGATAAAAGCTTTTTTCTTAAGTAAATAATATCAATAATATTTGGTAGTTTGTAAAAGATACCGTAACTTTGTAATAAAATTTTATATTATGAAGACAGGTATCGTTTACACACTTTCACATCCTACAACTAAAAAAATTGTATACATAGGTAAAACAATTACTAAATTAGAAACTAGACTATCTGGTCATATTGTAGATAGCAGAAGGCATAATAGAAAAATTTGTAAATGGATAAATAAATTAACTTCTGAAGGATTGATTCCATTGATTGAAGAATTAGACTCTTCATATGAAAAAGATTTAGCTAAATTAGAAATATTCTATATTGAGCTATTTAAAACTTGGGGATTTGATTTAAAAAATCATACTAATGGTGGAGAAGGATTAATAGGTTTCAATCATTCAGAAAAATCAAAATTATTAATGTCAAAAGAAAGAAAAGGAGAAAAAAATGCTTTTTATAATAAAAAACATACACAAGAAACAAAAAATAAAATATCTTTAGCTAATAAAGGTAAAAAAATGTCTGAAGAGTTTTGTAAAAAAAGAAGTGACTACATGAAAGCAAATCCTATATCACATGAAACTTATCAAAAAATAGCAGAAATCAATAAAATAAAAATTGGTCAATATGATCTTGATATGAATCTTATAAAAATACATGACTCAGCTGCTGATGCATGTAGAGATATGTCTGGATTTTTAACTGGACACATATCTAGTTGTTGTAAAGGTAAAAGAAACACGCACAAAGGGTTTGTGTGGAAGTATTATGAACTTAAAAACAAATCATATTTTTTAAGAGAATGAGAAAAGAAAAACCAAAAGGATTTGTTCCTCTCTTTAAAGAGAAGAGCAATGAAGAACAATTCAGATTTGAGAATGATGAATGGGTTAAGACTAACGAAACAATTATTATGTCTATGTGGTTTCAATGGGGAAAACGTGAAGATGGATATAAGTATGAAGATGAAGAAGGTTTCACTGTATATGGATATATAAAATCATGAAGTATGTATTAATATGGGCAGCTTATGAATTCATAAGACCCAAGATTGTATGGGTATGGTATTATTTAATAAATAAAGGATCACAATGACAATAAGAGATAAAAGACAATTAGAATTTGCTGATGTATGGTTAAAGAAAAAACATGGAATACTTTTGCTCGCTCCACGCTTCGGAAAAATTAGAACTAGTATTAATGTACTAAGAAAACTTAATCCAAACTCTGTATTAATAGCATATCCAGATAATAAGATTAAAGACTCTTGGCAAGCTGATTTTGAGGATTTAGATTATGATGATAGTAATGTAACTTACACTACTCATTTATCATTAAAGAAATATGCTGATAAAAAGTTTGATCTTGTTATTGTAGATGAGGTGCATTTGCTTTCAGAGGCTCAAATAGAAGTATGTAAGGATTTGTTTAGTAACAATAAACAGATTCTTGGTCTCACTGGTACATTAGCTAGTGATACAGAAAGAACCCTTGAAGAAGAACTTGATTTACATGTAATAGCACATTATCCAATTGAAAAAGCAATTGAAGAAGGTGTTATTGTAGATTATGAAATTCATGTTATTAGAGTACCATTAGATAATGTAGTGTTTAATGATTACAAAGGAAAGCTCAAAACTGAGAAGAAACATTATGATGGAATATCATGGGTGATTAATAAACTACAAAACAGTGGATCTGATACAATGTTTATGCGTCTTGCAAGAATGCGATTAATTCAATCATCCCTAGCCAAAACTAATGCTACAAAGGCACTTTTGGCTGCACATAAAGATGAAAGAGTGTTGGTATTCTGTGGTACCACTGCTGTTGCAGATAATCTTGGTATTCCTTCCTATCATAATAAGTCTAAAGAAAAACAAATTTTTGAAGACTTTGCTGAAGGAAAAGGTAATCATCTCGCTGTAGTAAAAATTGGTAATACAGGAGTGACATTTTCAAAGTTAAATAGAGTTATAATAAATTCTTTTGATTCAAATCCTGAAAATCTTACACAAAGAATATTTAGATGTATGGCAATGGATTATGATAATTTAGAAAAAAAAGCGTATATTTACATTGTTACTACAACAGAACCCATCGAATTAACATGGCTTTCAAGAGCCTTAGATCTGTTTGACAAAGATAAAATAAAATACTTGTAATCAAAAAGATTATTTTGTATCTTTATATATTAAAAATAAATAATTAAATAAATTAAAATTATGAGTTCGAAATTAGTAGGAATTGTAGGGGCCACTGGAACTGGAAAAAGTACCTCAATTAAACATTTAAATCCAGAAGAAACGTACATTATTAATGTTGCAAAGAAAGAGCTTCCTTTTAAAGGATCTGAAAAACTTTACAATGTAGAAAAAAAGAATTACAAAGAAATAGATGATGCTAACGAAATATCTCGTTTGTTAAAAACTATTTCAGACAAAGCTCCTCACATTAAACAAATAATTCTAGAGGATAGTAATTATGTAATGGGTTTTACAATGCTTGATAAAGCAACTGAAAAAGGTTATGAAAAATTCAGTTTAATGGCAAAAGACACTGTTACAATGATTAAAACTGCTAGACAGTTAAGAGATGATTTAACTGTTTTCTATTTTTCTCATCCAGATACTATTGAAGATAGTGGAGAAATTATAGGATATAAGATGAAAACTTCAGGAAAACTTATCGATTCTCAAATTAATCTAGAAGGATTATTTACAGTGGTATTGTATACTAATGTAGAAGAAAATAAAGATGGAACTGTAAATTATGAATTTGTAACAAATCGTTATAAAAAGATTCCAGCTAAAAGTCCTGATGGAATGTTTGCAGAAACAAAAATACCAAACAACTTACAACTAGTAGTTGAAACATTAAATGAATATTATAACTAAATTAAATTAAAATTATGCAAATTAGCGGAAAAAAAAGAGAAAACACAGGAAGTGGTGATTCAGTAAAAAAAGTGGGATTATTAGAAGCTACTGTTGTAGCAATTAATCCATCAATTGAAGAATACAAAGACAAGCTTGGTATTGAACTTAAAGAAGACAGCAAAGCTGCTGAATATTTAGGTGAAACTAAAGATGGTAATAGTTATCTTCGTGTTGATTTTTGGTTACAAAGAGTTAATCAAGAAGATAAGTTTAAAGTGTCATTCTTTTTAGAAGATAAAGAAAGAGAAAACAAAGATGGTACTAAAAAACAATATATCAATTCTATTGGTATGTGTTCTTGGGCTGCTGATGAAAATGATCTTGCTGACTGGTTTACTAAAGGAAGAGATTTTAGAGTGGCTTATGTAGGTGAAGAAGATTTTTATAACTTCATGCGTGTATGGTTAGCAGATCTTGATTATCGTGATGTTGACACTGTTTTACAATTAGAATGGAAAAAACTAATGAGAGGTAATGTAAAAGACCTTAAAGATCAAATTGGAGGTGAATGGTCTAAATCTGTTGTAGCATTAGCTACAGTGATTGTAAAAGAAAGAGAAGGAGAATCTAAAGAATACCAAGGAATCTATAACAAAGCATTTGTTGGTGGTTATGCTCTAAAACAATTTAGACTTATTGATTATGGAGATAAAAGAACTCAAGAATCTCTTAAAAACAAAAAACCTAAAGATTTAAAAGCACATGAGAAATTTGTTGTAAATATTATAGGTGAATATGGTTGTAAAGACTATTATACATTGAAAGATCTTCAAGATTATAATACAGATGATAACTTAGTTGCTTCTGATGCATATATATCTGAAGATGGGGATGATTATTAATAATTATTAATTCTGTAAGAAGCCTCATCATTAATTTGGTGAGGCTTTTTATATTTAAAGCTATGAGTATACAAGGAAAAAAAAGAATAGGATTATCACCTGATAGTATATTAGAAAAAATATCTGAATATGATATTTATAAAATGTATATGCCTCATCAAAATTGGAAAATAAATGCTGTTACTCATTCTCCATTTAGAAATGAAAAAAGTCCCTCGTTTATTATTAGTTATAGAAACAATTCTTTAAGATTTATTGATTTTGGAGATACTAGTAAAAAAGGTGGATGTTTTGATTTTGTAATGCAGTTATTTGATATACCATTACGTTCAACATTAATAATGATTGATAAAGATTTTGGATTAGGAATATATTCTACATCTTCAACAGAAGTATATAAAAAAATTATTTCTAATTATACACAACCTACTGCTACATCTAAACGTGAGTATTTTATTCAAGTTAAATCTAGAAAATTTACACATGAAGAATTAGCATATTGGAATG